GGACGTCACCCGCGGTGTCCAGCAGGATCTCGTAGGGGATGGTGGCCGACACGACCTGGGGACCGGAGAGGTCCGGGGTCGAGCCGGTTAGGAGCACCGACGGGGACGCGAGCAGCAGCTCGTTGTTGTGGCCCGACGAGCCGATGGCGGGGCCGACGAAGTCGGCGATCATCGAGAAGAACGTCTGGCTGTTGTACATGTCCATGATCGCGGCCTTGACCGTGGTGTTCACCAGGTCGACCTCGAAGCTGCCGGTCAGCTTCATGATCCCGTTGGTGATCGGCTGCTCCTTCAGCGTGTTGCCGAGGTAGATCCGCGTGGTGTCCAGCGGGCGCGAGATCTTGAGGCTCCACTTCTTGATGCCGTCTATGGCGACCTCGGAGCCGATCGGCCCCATCTTGATACTGATCTGGTCGCCATGGAAGGCGTTGGCCCCGGAGATGAAGGACGGGGTCTGGAGCGCCGGCACCTCGCTCACGTCCTGCGCGTCGATGGTCAGGTTCTGCAGGAGCAGCCCGGACCGGTCGCAGGTCCACTCGCAGTCCATGACCTTGCAGCCCAGGGCGGTATAGGGGTGCTTGGTCCCGGTGGTGTCCGGGATGGCCTGCTGGATGGACAGCGACATGCCGTCCGTCGGCCCGAGCGGCGCCGTCAGCGTGTAGGCCGTGGTCGCGCCGATGACGATGGGCACGGCGGACGACCCCATGATGTTGTTCAGCAGGAGGCCCATGCCCGAGGTCAGGAACTCCCCGGTGATCGGCCCTCCGCCGTCGAACCAGGTGTTAGCGTGCCTGGCGACAGGGTCGACCAGGCGTCCGGCGGCTAGGCCGGTACCCTGGACGTAGTGGGGTCGGCGCACGATCTTGGTCGTGTGGAAGTCTGGGAACCTGGTCCCCGCGACGTACGTGCCGTAGGTCGACTCCGCGGCGACACCGATGAAGCCGCCTAGTCCTGATCCGAGTGGCATATGTCAGCCCTCCTTGGGCGTTGATTCCGCCGAGGCGGGGGTTGATGGTTCTTGGGACTTGGGCGCGACCGGCGTGGCCACGGCCCAGAGGCCGGACTCCGTGTAGGCCTCCACCTCGTCGGCCGGGACGTCGATGGTCCCGCCCGGTTCGGCCACCTGCGCCCCGGCGTTGTCGTCGTTGTAGACGGTCAGCTCCTGGTCGGTGACATTCTTGATGAGGGTCATTTGGCTCCTTAGACGGTGAGGCGGGCTTCTAGCGCGACGGCGAACTCGATGAGGCACTGCGTCCCGCCGTTGGCCGTGATCTCACAGGTCGAGTTGGCGGCGACCAGCTCCACGGCCAGGACGAGGTCGCCCAGCGTCTTGTTGGCTATCACGGTCGAGACGACTATAGACTGGTACGCGGCCCAGGCGTCGGTCCTAGCCTCACGTGGGTTGTAGTCCCCGCGGAACACGCGGACCACGCCCTGGATCTCGTAGTTCTCGTAGAAGGCGTACGTGCCTAGGGAGGCCACCTGGTACGTGTGGTTGGCCACAGTGGTCAGCTCGACGTAGGTGGCCGGCTCGTACTGCACAAGCTCCGACTCGGCGACGAACACCCCAGGTGGCGCGGCGGCTGTGACCAGGTCGACCAGGGCGTCGAACGCGGCCGGTACGGTGGAGGTCAGCTGCGGCATCAGCCTATGACGGTCCGGCGGTACGGGGCCACCAGGCCCTGGATGCGGTACGGCACCCCGGCCCACAGACTGTCCTGCGTGCCGGTCGGGTCGTAGTCGGTGACGCGCAGTACCTGCCGGCTGGCCTGCTGCGTGTTCCTCCACCAGTGGGCCACCAGCTCGGCCGTGGCCATCCACAGGACCGGCGGCACGGGGTTGTAGCCGGCCAGGTAGGTGATCTCGATGTTGCGCGAGCCGGGGAAGAATGGCCGCGGCCACGAGTACCCGGCGAAGGACCGCATGACGCGGCCTGTCAGGTAGTCTATCTGGATGCCCTCGACCGGGTTCTCCGGCGTCGACTCTCCCAGGGTGATCGGGCCGCCGGACGACTGCCACTCGGTGCAGGAGACGAACTCCACGACCGGGCACTGGTGCAGCATGATGTACTCGCCGGACCAGCCGTCGTGCCGCTCCGTGAACCGGGTCGGCGCGACTGGGCGGTTGATCTCGTTCTGCACCCACTCGCAGGCCATGTCGATGATCCGCTGCAGGTTGGCGTCCTGGGCGTTACTGGCGTCGTCCGGGAACTGCAGCCAGGACTTGGTCTCCTCCAGGTCCAGGTACGTGGTCCAGGTGGCGCTGTCAGAGAGCGGCATCAGCAGGTGACGGCCGTGGCGGTCCAGACCGCAGTGGTCGAGGTCGTGACGGCGATGTACCAGCCGGCGGGGACCCTGACAGTGTAGAGGTCCCCGACCGCGGCGGCCAGCCCGTTGACGATGACGTTGGCGACCCCGGCGGTCGGGCCGATCGCGATGGTGATGGTGCCAGCTGTGCCGACCGCGATGTAGACCTCGGAGTCGGTCTCCGTCTGCGCTAGCTGCGCTGCAGCCCCGAGGGTCGGGGTGGTAGCCGTGGCGGTCGTAGATGTGTCGGACGCGACACAGTCTGGGTTCGGGTACGTACCTCCGAGCTGTCCGCCGGCCGCTCCGGACGGGGCGCCGGAGTCATTGGCGGCGCCGAGCACGACCCAGGCGGACCCGCTCCAGAACTCGCGGTTGCCGGTGGCCTCGTTGAACCGCTCCTGGCCCTTGATGGTGGGGATGGGGTTGCTCACGCGGTTCTCCTAGGTGACATCAGCCGACACCGGGTGGGGTGTTTGGCATCAGGGCGGACAGGTCGATCGTGCCGCCTGGGGCGGCGTGTGGGACTGAGATCTGGTACTCCCTCTCGGGGGTGTCGACCAGGGCCTCGGTCACGGTGTAGGTGGTGTTGGCCGGGGCGGTGCCAGCGTCGTCGTTGGCGGCCAGTGACTGCGAGATCTGTCCGGACCCGTTGAGGGTGGCGGCCAGGGTCTGCCCGTGGTAGATCGTAGAAGCGTTGGCGAACGGCTTGGACAGCTTGAACTTGACCGTGCCAGAGGCCGCCGTCCCGTCCGGGTTGGCGTACCTGGCCGTGACTGTGATAATCGTGACAGCCATCTAGGTGCGCTCCCGGGGTGTGGTCTTCACTGCTCTCTCGGCGAAGTTCGCGGGTACCCGCGGCGGCGCGCTGTCGCAGTGACAGCGGCCGCAGCGGGGACACACGTTCTCACGGTTGGCGTTCGCAGGACGATCAGCAACCGTGAGGGGCATCAGCTGGCGAAGGTCGGAGCGACCAGTCCAGTTCCGCCGATGACTCCGACTGACACCGGGTAACGAGCGGCCGTGAAGGCCAGGTACTCGTACACCTGCAGCAGGACGGTCAGCTGGTTCCCGTAGGTCTGCGGGAGCGCGCGAGCGATCACCGGAGACTCGTACAGGTACAGGTCATCGGCCTTGGTGATGACGATGACGTCCTGGTTGGTGCCCGAGCCGAGGTTGGCCGGGATGTTGTAGTCCTGGAACACGTTGAGTCCCATGACCCGTCCACCCGTGGCACCCTCCGCGACAGCAGCGCTGTCAGCGACCTGCACCGCGTTGTACGGCGAGTGGTCGGCGGGGAGGATGAGCGGGCGGCCCGTGGTGTCGACCTGCTGCTCCAGCCACTCCCAGCGGTTGGGGGTGACGAAGGCGTGGGTCGCGGGCAGGAACCGCGCGGACGCGATCCCGGCCTTGGTCTTGGCGATCTGGCCGTACAGGCCGGTGACCGTCGGGGACGCCTGCGTCCAGGTGGTGTTGACGATGGAGCCGGTGTTGATGGCTCCGGTCACGTCACCAGAGCCCGGGCCGGCGAGGGCCTTGAGGTCCACGCGCTGCGCGAGGTCGAGGGCCAGGTCCTTGAACGTCAAGTCGTCGAACGGGATCGGCGAGCGCTCGAGCAGCTGCAGGGACAGGGTCTGCGCGCCGGCGACGGTCACGACCGGGAAGGTCACGAACGCGGTCGCCAGGGCGGTGTCCTGGACTGCGGTGTTTTGCGTCGCCTGGGTGGCGGTGGCGGTACCACTGGTCACCTTCGGGATGTTCAACGACATCGTGCCGGGCGGCAGGTCCTGCTGGTTGCAGGAGTCGGCGAACACGCGTCCGGCGCGGGCGAAGGGGATGTACTCCGCGGTCAGGTAGGCCGGGGGCACGAACTCACCACCCACGTTGGTCGCGATGCTCAGGTCACCGGTACGGGCCTGGAACTCGCCCACGCCCGAGGCGGACATGCCGGCCCGAACCTGCTTGATGAAGTACGGGTCCCAGGCGCGGGCGGACCCGGCCTCGATCCGCTGGCGGGCTGCCTCAGCGTCGACGGCGATCTCCTGGGCATGCCGCTGGAGGCGTGCGGACGCGCCGCTGTCACCCATGGCCTTGCCGACGAGGTCGTTCATGTAGCTGACGGGCCCACCCTTGAAGTAGGTGCGCTCGCTGGACTTCACGACGACGTTGCCGCCGACGGATCCTGCTGGGAGGTCACCGGTGCCAGTGGCTTCGCGGGCCTCTGCGGCTCGCTTGACCTTGGCAGCCTTCTCCTCGGTCTTAGCGCTGATGGCGCGGGCGGACAGTCGGCCGGCTTCGGCGGCGAACTCGTCGCGTTGCCCGACCTCCTCGGCGTTCAGCTCACGTTCCTCGGCGGCCGCGCGCTGCGCGATCGTCTCGATGTGGGCCAAGACACCGTCCCGCTGCGCGAGCAGCTCCTTGGACTTCTTCATGTCTTGTCTTCCTTTCTCGGAAGGTTGGTTGGTTGTTGTACGCGTCCCTTCCGAGTGGCCGACTGCACTTCCGGCCCGTAAGCTCGGGTGGTTGTGCAGGGTCCGGCTCTAGGGAGCTGCGAGGGGTGAGGCTAGAGCTTTGAGTTCCACAGGAGCAACGAGGCGCAGCCAGTCTCCTTGACGGCGCACTTGATGTTGTCCCGGTTGTTGTCCAGGAACAGGGTAACGGAGTTGTCCTTGATGAACTGGGCCTTGTTGGCGTCGTGCGGGTCTGGCACTACGACGACCGCCGTGTAGACGGTTATCCCGAGCGCGGCGAGGATCGCCTTCTTGCCGTCGATGACCTCCTGGGTGACGGTCTGGCCGTCGGACCCGGTGAGGACGTAGACCTGGTGGCCCGCGCCGCAGAGGGCGGAGATGAGCGACTGGAACTCGCGCGGGAAGGAGTCGATCGTCCCGTCGAAGTCGACGGCGACGTTCACGGTCGGCGCAGTTCCTCGAGCATCGCGCGGGTGGCGATGACGGAGGCGGGGACCAGCTTGGCGCGCGATCCCGCGCCGTCCGGCGAGCTGGCGGGCGTGCCGGAGTCTGCCGGGCCGGTCGCCGGGCCGGGGTCGGTGGACTTGCTGTCCGGGTCGTCATCGTCTGGGTCGGCGACCCCGAGGGTCTCCGAGATTGCCTGCTGCCCCTCGTCGAGGGCGGCGTCGACCTGGGTCAGCGCGTCGTCAGCCTTGTGCAGCGCGTCCAGCGCGCCCTGCAGGAGCTCGGCGTTGGCGGCCGAGATGGCCTTCCCCTCGCGCACCTCGGCCATGATGCCAGCGACCTCGAGCAGGCGGCCGCGGCCGTCCTTGCCGAGGGCCGCGGCGAGCTCGCCCCGCAGGGAAGCGGTTGTCGCCGGGTTGGCCGGGTAGGTCACGATGCTGGCGTCGAACAGGCGGAGCTCGGTGACGCTCCGCTCGGTGTAGTCCAAGGACCACTCCTGCTGGACCGCCTGGAAGCTGAAGGACATCTGGCGCAGGTCGCCGCGCTCGAGCCCGATGCAGATGTCGTTGGTGAGGGACTGCCGGCGATCCAGGTCGGCATCGACCCGCAGGCCGCGCTCGTCCTCGACCAGGGTCATCGTGCCCCCGTACGTAGAGGCGATGGGCATGCCCGAGTGGTTGAACAACAGCGGCACGTCGGCGTTCTCGCTCAGCGTCTTCTTGAAGGCGCCGGACCGGATGGTCTCCGTGTACTCGCCCATGAAGTCCTGGACGGCGTACCCGTCGCCGGTGGTGCTGGCGTAACCGGTGAAGTGGCTGGTGAGTCCATCCTCGGACTCCCGCATCTGGACGTCGCTCAGGTTGAACGACCTCGTCTCGATCTTGGACAAGGGGATCTTCTTTCGTGAGACGGCGGCGACCCGCTCGCTGCGCGCGATCGGCTCGAAGGTGGTGACGCGGTGCACCGGGACGGAGTCCCCGAGGGTGACGGTGCCGTCGTCGGCGATCTCGTAGGAGCACTGGAGGTAGTCCCCCGAGTACCCGACCTGGTAGACGGCGACGTCGTCGGTCATGTCGACTACCCAGACGTAGAGGTCCTCTTGCGGCTGCCCCCACGTCGGCTGCAGCGAGTCCGCAATCGCGGCCTCGACGGCGGCGGACTTGTCGTTGTACGTCATGTCCCGCTCGTCAAGCCAGCCCGCCGGGATCAGGTCGCCGTGTCCGTCCTCCCGGATGGTGGTGGCGAGCTCTGACCTGGCGGTCAGGTCGCTCCGCGCGGCTGTCTTGATCGCGAGCTTGGCGTCCGCTTCTAGCACGTGGTTTCTCCTACGTTCCGTTCGGGGTCGAGTCCGTGGACGTGGCGGGGTCGGAGCCCTCGTCACCGTCGGATCCGGTCGGGTCGGGGGGCGTCGGCCCTCCCGGCTTCCACCAGTCGGCCATGCTGGAGTTCAGCGGCGCGAACAGGGAGTCAGCCCCGGGTTCCGCGCTAGGCTGCAGGTCGACGTACGGCCTGAGCTCGTTCGGGGTGGCGATGCTGGCGTTGCGCAGCGCGAGCAGCAGCATGGACAGCATCTGGTCGTTGGTCTTGAACATGTCCGACGCGTTGCGGCGGGCGTAGTAGCCCGGGGGCAGGAGCGCCGTGTCGGCCTCGTCGAGGCGGGACGTGTAACCCTGCAGGGCGAACATCGTGAACAGGATTATCATCTCCTGCACACCCTTGAGGTACGAGCCGCCCTTGTCGGCCGTGTCGCCGATCAGGTAGGGCGGAACGCCGTAGAACCCGCTGATCTCCCCCCGCGTGAACGCGCGGGACTGGAGGAGCTGGCTGGTCTCGGGCGTGAGGGCGATGCTCTCCCACTTGGTCTTGGCGTCGAGGACGATGGGCGTGTGGCTCTGCGCGAGGCCGCCGTGGTTGACGGCGAGCTCCTGCTGCAGGCGCCGCGCGTCCTCCGGCTTGAGCGGCTTCTCGACGGACAGGATGCCGGTCGGGTGCATGCCCTGGCTGAAGTAGCGAGCCGCGTACTCGTTGGCGGCGATCCCGATGCCGAGGCCCATGGCCCCGATCTCGATGGGGTTGAGTCCGACCAGGCCGCCGGGCAGGGTGACCCAGGGCACGTGCACTATGTCGGCCGCCGGGATGTACGCGCCGACGGCGCCGAGGCGGTAGGTCTTCACGCCCTTGACCATCGACACCTTCAGCGCCGACG